ATTTCTCCTAACTATATTTTTATTTTAATCTACAAAACTATCTAGAGTGCAAACTTATTTTGATACTGATACTTAGGTTTCCCTCGAGCCCTAAATTTCTGTATCTTTTTAGCTTTTTCAAAAGCACGCCTTCTAGATAATTCTCCTATTCGATCAATGAACAGTATTCCATCCAAATGATCTAATTCATGTTGAAAGACTCTAGCTGTGAGACCACTAGCTAGTTGACCTTCGTCTTCGCCGTCACTATTTTGATAAGATATAGCTACATGCTCTGGTCTTACCACTTTAGCAAATACATCAGGTAGTGACAAACAACCTTCTTCCATAGTGTTCATTTCAGGACTAAAGTCTTTAATCTTTGGATTGAAACAAACCATACTTTCAGATTTTGTGGCTCCTCGCATGGCGAATACTCTGTACGAATAACCTATCTGATTTGCTGAAATTCCTAAACCTGAATGATCCCACATGGCTTCTATAAGTTTATCAGAAAACTCTTTAGTATCCATAGGTGGTTCTTCGAATGACCATTCGGTAGTTATTTTTTCTCTTAGTTTTTTATTATCTGTTACTATCATGTTTTAATTCTAGAAAAATTCTGAGTCTTCTCAAACTCAATTATATTATTAAACTTCTCATTCATACTATCACCTTTATGAGATATTATGAATGTATTAGTATCATCACCCAATGTATGTAATATTTTCAAAAATTCGTCTGTACCACCTTCATCTAATGAACTATCAAATACTTCATCAAGAATCAATAGATTTGTATTTACAGAATTTTTCAATTTAGCGATAGAACGCCAAGTAAATAACAAAGCTAAATCTATTCTCATTTTCTCACCTTCACTAAATGAACTGTAAGAAAACTGATCTCTATATCTAGATTTAATTTGTTCTTGGAAATTATCGTCCAATTCAAACTGAACGAAAAACTCCATACTAGCTAAGTATTTATTAATTAGCTTATTCATAATCGGCAAATATTGTCTTATAATCTTCGTTTTTATACCACTATCTTTAAGTAATATCTCAGCTAAATCATAATAGTGTCTATCATCAACATGACCTTTTTCCATACCTTCTAGTTGTTCATAAGCTTTCTTATACTTAACTAGTTTTTCTTTATCTTCTTCTGTATGTTCTTGACTCTTTAAATCAATAATTTTACCTTCAATCTTATTGATATAAGCTTTATTAGTATCAAGTTTGACTTGTTCTTTTTGGATTTCTTTCTGTAGTATATTAATTTCTTGATGTACTTTATTTATTTCTTCAAGTCTATTGTTTATTTCATGAATTGATTTACCCCATTCTGATAACTGTTTATCAATTTCTTTTAAGTTCTTTGTAGTGTCTGTACAGATATGTTCTTTATGATCTGACTCAATATCTTGTTTACAAGTTGGACATTCATCATTGTCTTCATAGAATTTTAATTCTTTGATAAACTTTCTTCTTTCAGTTTCATATTCTCTTTCATTGTTTAAAATCTCTTGAAGTTTTTTTCTTATACTATCTTCATCTTTAATATCGTCTTGATGAACTTCAACTTTATTCATAAATCCTGTAATCGCTTTATTACAGTCATTGTTTTGAATTTCATGATCTAAAACATCAGCGTTAAATTTTTCAATCATTTCATCACGATTTTCTTCAAGTCTTCTCATAGCTTCTTCTTGACTTTTAATCTTCTGATCACCGATTTTCAAATTAGTTCTTATCTCGTTTAATTGATGCCTAAGAGTAGCGTATCTTTGTTTGAGTACATCATTCATTACAGTAAAGATTTGTATATCAAGTATATCTTCAATTATGTTTCTTCTTTCAATAGTTACTAGTTGCATGAAAGGTGTAAATGAAGAACTACCTAACACTACAACTTGAGTAAATGTTTTATAGTTTAATTTAAGTATCTGTTGTTCTAATATAGCTTGATAGTCTCTTACATTAGCGTCTTGATGTATCATATTACCATTTAGATATATCTCAAACTTATTCGGTTTGATACTTCTCATAACTCTATACATCTTTCTACCGATTTGAAATTCTACTTCAACTACTGTTTTCTTTTGATTGATAGAGTTTATTAAAGCTGTTTTCGGTATCTTCCGGAAAGCACGACCAAATAACCCGAAACATAAAGCGTCAAGTAGTGTTGATTTACCTGAACCGTTTGCACCGATTATTAATGTGTTTTTCTTTCTTGATAAGTCTATCTCGGTAAATTTATCACCTGTAGATAGAAAATTTTTGAATCTAACTTTATGAAATTTTATCATATCCTAATTTTATATATTTTTCCTGTAATTCTATAGCGGCGTCAACACTCATTACTTCTGTTCTAGAAGTTGTTTTAAAAGCATTGTTAAGTGTATCAGTAACAGTTACAGTATCGTCATCATGTATTTCGAACTGTAAGTTATGACCTTCACAATGATACTCTCCACTATAGACTAAACCATGTTTATTGGCTGTCATCATAGACCTCACTTGATTGGTGTTACTTTGTTCTCTGGTGGTGTTATTATTTTACTAAAAACTGATTGATATTGATTCAGAAGTTGTTGTTCTGGATCAACTGTCCAAACAATGTTATTTGGATTTAAACTAATTTTACCTTCTCCAAGAATGTTGTAAGGGAATAAGTTTACTTTCGGACCTTGACCTTCTTGTGCTTGTTGATGAATGAAAAGAGGATTCTCTATCTCATTTTTATCATCAATATCAGCGATTATCATTTCACCTGTAGTTAATTGTATTATCTTTATCATACTAAAATATCCAAACTTTCTGTATATAATGATCTCATTAATGCATCAAGTTTTTCTTTATCTCCGTCAATATTTAGGGATTCGATATGCTTAGTTAAAATCGTTAATGTATCTTCGGCTTCACCTGAAAATTCATCTTCGTTTAAAACATCTAAATTAGAATGGTCTTCAACAACTTTTAAATCAGCTGGATCGGACTTAATGATGTTTTCAACATACATATCAAACCAATACGGTTCATTTTTATTTGTTACTATAACTTTAACAAACCCATTTTTTAAATGATCAAAATTCATCTTTTTAATAGACATTAATGTTTCGTCTGTATCATCATAAAATACTTTATGAAACATTTTAAGAGGATTTCTGATCTTCTCTATTTCTCGCGTCTCCGTATCTAGAACATGAAAATATTTTTCATCACCAAAATCATTCCAAGTGAATTCCATTTGTGATCCTAAATATTTTATATTACCTAGTGTAGACTTATGATGAAAATGACCACTATAGACTTGTTCGAATCTATTAAACCATGATTGTGGAGTACCACCACCATGATAGTGACCTGGTGACATCATACCACCATTGACTTCTAAATGTGACATAACAATAGGTGCTTCACATATACCTAGAAATTCTTCTACATCTTCTTCATTTTCAGAATTAATCCAAGGTAACAAACATATATCTAAACCATCATAGTTTTTAACTATTGGGTCTTTATATGTGTTGATACAGTCAAAATTAAGTAAATAATCTGGACTATTTAATTCATTTGTAGATTTGAAGTAAATATCATGATTACCTACTATTAAATCCATAGTTATATCATTATCAACTAGAGGTTTAACAAAATGTTCATAATTCTTATGTAAAGAATAAAAATTTACATCACGCCTTCGATCAAAATAATCACCTAAATGAATTATATTTTTGATGTTATGTTTCTTCAAGTATGGAAAGAATATATCTGTATAAAATCTTCCTTGGTACTCTGCAAATTGTTGATTGTTATTTCTGACACCACAATGAGTATCATTGAGTAACGCTATTTTCATAATTTAGTTTTCTTTTTTCTTTGAACCACGAGGTGTGTAGTTAATTTCTTGCATGTTGTCTTGTAAGAAATCTACATAAGAATTGTTCATTCCTGTTGTATCACCATCTATGGTATCAAAAGTATCAAATAAGAAGCCTGCCTGAGTAATACTTCTTTGTTTAATCGCAGCTTGCTTTTTCTCTTTGTGTATTCTTCTTAAAAAAGCAAAGTAGATTATTTGTGTCACATACGCGAACGCGTTTTGTGATTTTTCTCCATCAAAGTTCTCTATGTATTGAAGACAGTTTTCAATACCATCACATATCATTTCATCTCTATATGAATAATTGATAAAGTTTGGTTTAGTAGAAAGTCTAGTAGCGATCTTGTAAATACATTCTC